TTTGAGGTTTACTGCTGCGCCATCACAATCGTCAGCAAAGGAATTAAGGAAGTGTTTCTTTATAGTGGGGTTATTAATTGCACAGATGCTATCGTATTCTGCATAACGATCTGCAGCCGCGAGGTCAAGCTGACGTTTAGCTAATGTTTTGGATTGCTTTGAGAGGAACTGCGAGGGGAGCGAATCAGACCATTCGGACCAGTCACCTTCTGAAGACTTCTTGTTAATAAGCCCAAGCTTCTCTTCGCCAGTCTTAGAGTCTTTGTACCAATACTGTCCGCCTTGGTCAACATCTTTGATGGTGGAACCAAACGGATTCTCAGGGTCTTTCTTTATAAGTTTCAGAACAGTATTGTCTTTTTCTCCAAGAGCCGGAACATCACTCTTCTTGTTGGTATTAAATATGACGTCAACACCTTTAGGCATATCATCGGAATATACTGCCATGCCTTTCAGATAATGTGTGCCATCAACGAGAATACGAACCTGAGAATACCGATCACCTTCAAGAGAAAGATCCTTAACTCCTCTACGAAGTTCAATAGTACCGTCTTTCTCGATACCTTTAACACCATCAGGTCCAACATCATCAGCATATCGAACCATCAGTCTCTTCGAATCTAAGCTTGCGGGATATGTAAATTTCTTCTTATAGGAATCTGTATTCTCATCATATTTATAGTCTTCTATGGTACGTATCTTATCGGTCTCGTAGACGGCTTTATAAGGAGTACCAGGAGGACAGAGAGTAAGCTGAGTAGTGAACTGACCGGGATTGGTCGGCTGTGCTACTTTGCTGGGATATACCTTGTAACCTTCTGACTCGAGTGCGTATAAAGCCTGGTCGAGTTTGGTTCTACTAATACCGAGTTTCTTTTCAGCTCCATCGCCGACATTAATATATAGCTCAGCATTCTTACCAACATCGATCATACCTTTTGCGGCCACCTGTTCTTTGAGAAAATCGGCAGTCTGTTTAGCAGCAAGCATCTTAGCTTCAGAACTTGGATTCAACCAGGATCTAACAGTAGATTCAGTTACACCCATTTCCTTACCGATCGCACTATTGCCGTATCCTTTTTCTTTTAAGGATTTAGCTTTAGCAACCTGCTGTTCTCTGCGAGTATATTCTGCCCAATATTTCTCATTACGATAGTCTTCGAGACTCATGTCAAATTCTTTTCTGACATTCTCAGCTGTTTCTTTCCAGCCTTCTTTTCTCAGGCGTTCTACGCGAGTAAGGAAATCGCCGCCATGCTGATAAGGGTCTTCGCCCGAGCCATATGGGTAGCGGCCTGAATGAAATTTGGTTCCATAATGCATTAATTCATCGCCATTACCATCAAGTATAGCACGCATTTCATATAATACTGAACTCACGATTATTCCTCCTCACGATCTATTTCTTCTAATAACTTGTTGAGATGCACGATCTTTTCCATTATAGGAACAATGTCTTCCGCAGTCGGATTCCAAACTATTACTTCATCATTTTTATAGAGTCGGAGTTCGATCTGAATATCGCTCGGTCGAACTTTATACTCTAAACAGAATAACGCTGCGTAGACTTCTACTTGCTCCATATGAGATTCTATCTTTCCAACTTTGCCAGTCTTAAGATCGTGAATTCTAAGCACACCGTTTCTAAAACAAATAGCATCGGCAGTACCAAAAAATCGCTCAGAATAAAATAGAACTACTTCAGTTTCCATCTTGTATCCGATGGCATCATTAACATATGCGCAAAGAGTCTTTTTAGATTTAGGTTGTTTAAGTCCTAGATTAATAGTTTCTGCAGCCCATGCATGAAGTCTGCTTCCCATCTCTGCTGCTTTCTTATTGTTATAGACTTCGATAACTTTATCGTCGTCGTATCTTAACCAGCTTGACTGAGATGCAGTAAATGGAGCATGCAGTCCACTTAGATTTTTATGGTCGTAAAATTTCATAGGCGCCTCCGTTTACGTTTAAATATGACATCCAGATCTTCGAGTACTTCGTCTTTATTTTCAGGAAATACAAACCTGGAAAAAGACATATTATTGAGAGTGTCAACATAGTACTCTTGATTCGGCTGCCTGTGAGCGTGGCGCTCTTTCTTAACTTCAAGAGTGGCCCACTTGTCTTTGTAGAGAATAGTCCAGTCAGGGAAACCCTGAATATAACTTGAGTCATTCTTGAGTGCGATACAACCAGGATATCTTGTCTTAATTTCATCGATTAGTTCTTTCTGGAATTTACTTTCGAGTTTAGCCATCAGTGAGCCCTCCTTTCCTAAATATGATCAAAAACTAAGAGAAAAAGTACCAAAAGTGCAATATGTACTTCTTCTCATAAAAGGGGCTGTTCGTTTCGCGAAAACGCGCTCCCTTTCAATAGGGGATTATATACGCTCGAAATGATAGCCCTTAACATGCGGTCGTTGTCCAGCAAGATATTTGAATATTTCAGATTTATCACAGCAAATATCTTTTGCGCATTCTGTGACAGTATTATACTCTTTACCAGTTTCAACGACTCTAACTGCTGTTCTTTTCAATGCAGGCCGTCTTCCACTATCTATTGACTCTCTGGCAATATCTTTCCTTGTACGCCATTCGAGATTATCAACTGTAATATCTGTCCGATCTCCATTTTTATATGTCACATCCATTCCAGGGTGCTCACCCAAAAACGTTTCAGCTAAGACTCGTGCAACTCTCACTGTGTATTGCTGATTATTTTTTCTAAGACAGACTTGAATATACCCATTGGTATTTGTGAAAGTTTTCATTACACGCTGAGTTCTAATATTCATGATTCTGCCTTCGCTACTTCCGTTGTAGCTGGGAAAGTTTTTCAGAGGTTTCCAAATCTCCATTTTATTTCTCCTTTCAAATTGTCAATTATTAATAATAGTTTAAAGCTTGGTTAACTGCGTGCTGGAAATTGAGTTGGATGTGCGAATAGAAAAGAGGCCGTGAAATCACAGCCCCAATCTTTTGCGAGGGTTCATTTAGGTGATAAGAATATCAATAACCGAGAAGGTCGCTTGGAGTGCAATCGAGGGCGTCGCAGATGCGGAGAATCAAAAGGGTATCTGGTAGAGTATTATTGTCTATATGTTTATGTATTGTATACTCTGTTACAAAACTACGATATGCTAGTTCGCTAATATATGATATTCTAGATTCTTGGAGATAAAGTTTCATCTTATGCCAAAAATAGTTAGCTACTTTCGGTGTGTCTATAGCAGAACTAAAGAAACCGTCGTGTACTGGAAGTACAATTCTTTTATACCCTAGAAGATCATTAACGCTGCATTCGAATAATTCAGCCATCAAAATCAATGTTGTAGACTTCGGAAGTGTTATTCCCTTTAAGTGTTTCCGAAATGTAGTTTCACTGATTTCGCTATAATATGCTACGTACCAAGGTCTCAAATTTTTCTTATTCATATATTCGACTAAGCGCTTAGTAAAATAATTCTTGATTCGTGTTTCGTTTATCATAATATTTCTCCTTTATAAAATATCAGTCCAATAAATCTGCAATAGAGCAATCTAATGCCTGAGCTAATTTTCGCAAAGCGGTCGCAGATGGAGTTGCTTTACCGTTTATATAATTATAAATAGATCCTTTACCAAGCCCGGTATATTCTGCCAAAGTTTGTTGCGTATGTCCTCTTACACCCATCATTTCATTAAGATGATATGAGATCGACGCCCTACAACGTTCCTCCGTAATATCTTTTGCATTAAACATACCATGATCTTCCACAATACGAACGCCTTTCGTGATGTTATCAAAATCATATTTCATACCATTTTTCATAATAAGTCTAATGCCTCTATCCCCTCTAGGTCGATAATTATCAACGTCATTGACTAAATATGGATGGTTCGCAGCAAACTCCTCAAAAATTTCTTCGTAATATTGTGTATTCATTATTAGTCCTCCTATTTTTACTCGTGACCATTTTTGTGGCCATTTTGCTTCTAAAGTTATTCTATTACCTTGCCCAGGATTCTGAACATTTTACCTATTATTAGTTCAATATTCTGGGCAAGCATATTAAAATTATATGGGGTATAAAAGTGGGCTTTTGGCCACAAAAACTCAAAAATGAGCCAAAATAGCCACAAAAACGCCCAAAAAACGTAATTATTGTATTACAATAAATCGTTTGACATCCCGAAAACGATTTATAACCACACCTTCTAGTTCAATATTCTGAACTAGAAATACTGAGTTTTTCTCCGATTTATCGTATTACAATAAATAAAAATGGTCATTTAATGTATTACAATAATTCAAAATCGATTTAATGTATTACAATAAATAGGGTAAAACCTTAAAAATCGATTTAATGTAATACAATAAATAACTCTAAAATAATTAATGCAATACAATAATTCACTGGTTTTAGAGTCTTCCAAATTTAAAATTGTAGAACATTCGCACCGCCTTTCTAATAATATCCGAAATATTCACACCAGTTTCAATCTCAATATGCCTGATCATAGCCTCCTCTTCCTCGTCAAATCTCACTGTATGAGTATTTTTACGTGTCTTATCGAGAGTCGGTCTCCCTCTCCCGTGTTTACCTACTACACTATCATCCAAAATCATCACCTCTATCCTTCAAATTCCGTTTCACAAGCCATTCAAACCACTCATTCAAAACATAAAAAATAATCTCCAAATTAACGGATGCTTCTTAATTCTGTCGAGCAAATGATAAGCACATGGATAATTAGCATTCTCCCAATTTCCGGTATATATAACGCAACGATCTTCAGGAATAAGCAAACGCTGTATAAAAATAGAGAAATCGAAACCATCAATAAATCCAAAAATATTGTTAGGATCAATCTTGTCTTCAGCTTCCTTTAACTTCTCTTCAGCATTCTCGATATTTCTCATCATTTAAATAATCTCCTTTCAAAAATAAAAAAGAAGAAGGACTTGTTAAGTTCCTCCTCTTTGAAGTGGTAATTAATAGAAAATATTAATTTCAAAGTCAGCATCATTTAAATGCTTGCATGAAATCACCAGTTCATTAGGACCAGCCATCAAGCAATCGTTAGTATTATTATGCGGATCCCATTCAGCTCCAAAAGTCTCGTATATCGTATTGAGATATACATAACCTCTAAAGTGAAGGGTATTGTAAATATACGTAATTCGACTGTCAATGACTGACTTATTGAACATGTAGTCATTCATCCACAAATAATTCTGATCATCAAATTTAATAGTTTTTCTCATAAATATCATCTCCTTCATAAAAGGGTCTGTCATTATCGCGAAAATTAGGAGACCCTGTTGCAAGTCTCCTAAGCTATTAACCAATGAATCTTACAGATTTTACATCAGGCTCACATTGCTCACCGAAATTAAATTTCATGTCGCGTATGAACTCAGAAATAGCTTCTTCCTCATCCTCAGCTTCAACAAAACTTTTAAATCCGGTATTTCCCCATGTGATGCAATATGTATATTTTTCCATAAATATCACTCTCCTTCATAAAAGGGACTGTTTTTCACGCGAAAAAGAAGAGGCCATGCTGTTAAGCACAACCTCTTGTTATAACAACATCACTTCTTCTGAATTATATTATCTCTAAACCGCATCTCATATTTAATTTTATCAAGCCAATATACGCCGTATCGTTCGGACAGATATACCATAAATTCGTCCATAGTAAGACACTCTATAGCTGCTGCTATTTCAGCATCAGATTCTTTTAGAATATAATCACGAACATCCCAAGAATCTGTAATTTGATGAGCAATACACAATTCAAGATATTCCGTAAGGTCGTAGTTATCTAATACAATTGCAGCGTCACGAGAATCTTTATCATAATCAAACATATCAATCCTCCTTAATAAAACGTCCGCTGACCCAAAATACAATGACAGATTCCACTACCACCATTACTAGGATTATTAGAACAATACTTACAGGCTGAACTGTTATAAGCCGCATCACTTGGCTGCATAGGTACAAAATGCGTTTCGATATAATTGGTTCTATCAGAGGCATAACTATTCCCGCCAAAAGGAACTCTTACTACTTTCTCAGGTTCACCTTCCCAATGCCATCCGCAATTCAGGCACATTTTTTGAGGAATTGGTGGATAAACAGCTATTGCAGTATCTATAAGATCATGCCCGCATATGGGGCAAGTCTCAATGATTATCATATATTTAATCCTCCTCATCAGTATTGAATTTAAAGTAGTCGCGGAGTGCTTTCCTCATCACGTCTGAACGACTCACCTCATTTAGCTCTGATAAATGGTCCAGCATCGCCGATTCTTCTTTATTTAAACGTACATCACATTTATCTCTGTACTTTCCAGTATATTTAGGTCTCCCAGGACCTCCGTTTCCCCGCTTGTTATCCTTCCACACAAATTACTCACCTCCAACACATCAATCATCAACTGAAGCTAAAAGAAAAGGGCCCATATAGAGCCCAATCCCTTACGAGGACTTCGCCTCATTTTCTTTCTCCTCGTCCAATTCATCTAAAATCATTTCATTCTTCAAACAATCTTCACACTGACACATAAGTTCTTTAAAGCCTTTCGGCCGCACCTTATATTCCGGACACGTCGTCAGCTTAGAATATATCCGCTTCTCGTACTTCTTACACTTCCATTCCGCCCAGGTAGGGCACCAGATTGAAAGTGCACACGATGAACACAAAGTATCTACACTCACTTACCATCACCATCTTTCTCACCTATTCGCCTCAGCAAATATCTTTTAATAGCTTCACAGCGTCTAGCATACTCACAACGAACAATAGTATCTGACTGCATTACATCATTATCTCCCGCATATAGTTTAATGGGCGACACAACATCCGGTTTAAAGTCACAACATTCAGAACAATATGGCTGAACCTCAAGACAAATCATTACATCACCTCCATAACGTTAATCAGCGGTCTCGGCACCAGTGTCAACTTCTTCCTCAACGTCACGAATACCAAGCTCCTCAAAGTCTCGAGCAAGAGCAATAGACATCGAATAATTTGACTCAGAATAACAAATCCAGATTGCCCAACCATCCTCAGTCTCAGCGTAATACATAATACTAGAAGACTCATAGTACTTGACAAAACCAAAGTCCTGCAGTTCCTTAACATAGTTGCTGTAATTTTCCTTAGTCGTGTAACCTACGAGGCAGCTAAATTCATCGGCCGATTCATAAGAAATAGCACCACGATTACTCCAAAGAGGCGCAGGGATCTCACTGGCAATACCAAGGGTCGGCCAAGAGTAAATATCATACTCTCTAGCATTCGGGAACTGAGCAGTATCAACATCTTTCAGAACAACTTCCTTCTTAACTACGGGAGTAGCACCATTTGCACCGTCATCACCATTTGTACCATTAGATGTGCATCCGCATGCAAGTACAGCAAACATAATAACTGCGAGAATAATAGCAATATACTTTTTCATAAATAATTTCCCCTTTCAAACTTTCAAATTAACAAATTTCTTCAATCCATCCGAAACTATCATACGATGGAGGATCGGTCTTAAATATCTTCTCAGCTTCAGCCTCAGAGTGGGCTAGAATTATAGAGGACTTACGTCGCTCACCTCCAATAGACCAATAATCCCCAACGAAATAATAGACTCGGAATTTCTTCATTTTTCCGTGTTTCGTACTCATTATTTCTCTCCAAACGAATAACTTTTACGTCCGTGTTTCTTTTGTTTGTATTTCACATACCTATCTTGACTTTTTACACGGCGTTCCATAAAATAGTTACCTACAGCGCCACGATCAACTTCATTAGCTTTCTCTTTGTCTAAATCATATTGCGCCCTCTCGCTTAGATACTCTTCGCATTTAGCAGAGCAGCCAGGGTATCTTTTAGGCGCCACACAATCTAGGCAGCATTTAAAATAGTTCATTCCTTCTTATCATCCTCAGATCCCTTATCTCTAATAGAGCGATAGAACAGCACCGAAAAGAATACTATCCACCAATGTCTAAACGCAACAGCGAGTAGTACAAACGCACACAAGCATACTGTGTTGTACATAATTATAGCGACATTATCGTTCATACATATCTCCTTTTCGTTTGTATCAAACAGCCTCTCACAAAGCTCGAGACTAAATATCATCCGATTTACGATTGGTACTTTTGTTTGTTTCAAAGCCTTCTGGATAACGAGCTCTAAGCTTGTCTATGTTCATCTGAAATATCGTCTCAAGATCATAATCTATAGCATCAGCACTAACCGCAAGATACCAAGCAATGTCACCCAGTTCCTTAGCCATATGCTCTTTATCGAGATTATGCCCCTGGAACATATGCTTCTTCAAAATATCAATGTATTCGCCAGACTCTCCGCACAGTCCCATAGCTCCCTGAAGCATACGATCTATATCATCAGTAGTAGGTGATTCAGTGCGAAGAGCCATCTGCTGGTATTCGTTAATCGTCATTGTTAGTCTCCTTTTCTTCTACATCAAGAAATTTCTGTTTAAGTTCAGTAAGCATTCTATAATCCTCTCGAATTACAGGTATAACAGCGTCATTCGTTGCGTTCATGCAGTCGCTAATGTCATCGATCTTGTCTTGGCAATCATGCATAGTAGATATAAGAGTTCCTAAAGCGCTACAAGAATCGTTGACGTGCTTATAGCAAATCGAAGTCATTTTCCCTAGTTCCTGGATCTTGTCACCTAGCTCATTTGTCCGAGCCAAGACGATCTCGTAGCTGGCGTCCATTATGCGATACATATCTTTTATCTCGTTAAGTTGAAAATTTAGCTCTGTTATCCTGTGAATGAGCATGCTAAGAATTATCGAGAACGCTATAAAACCTAGAGATATAATAAACAAAATTTTAAGTTCCATATCCATGTTATTTCACCTGCTTTCTAAGAAGTTCGTCCCTATAATCACTAATAAGTTCTATAAGGGTATCAAAATCTCCCGACTTTAGTTGCTCGTTAATATATCGATCCCTAAGATCATTAATCCGTTCGAGCGTCTGCACAATATCATATACCGTCATTTATTTATTCTCCTTTATTTTAGGCCCTATAGCAAACCAATCACACCAACCATTGCGTTTATTACAGAGTCTACAACAATACTCGCACGCCCAGTCATAATATACCGGTCCATTAGGTCCCATTCCTCTGAAACATATGTCCTGGATTGCTTTGTGATAGAGCGAGGAAATCTGAATAAAAGTATTATACTGATCATCGAGTTGCTCTTGAGTGACGCCACCAAGTGCAGTAATAAGCCAATTCTTAAAGGATGTTTTCATCATCGTCAATCTCCTCTACCTTCTTTATGGCCTCTTCCTTAGGCAACCACTTGCGGAATACATTATAGTAGTTACCCTCATTTCCAAGAGCCCTCTTAGCAATAGCCATTGCCAGACCCTTCTCAGGATCGTAATTTTCGTTCTCAGCTTTCACTACCGTCTTAGACCCATCCTGCCAAAAGACAATTGTAGCAGGATCGTTGAATATAACATGTTTGATAGTCGCGACATTGAGTTTGCTCATGATATATTTCTCCTCCTGTTTTTTACGGATTGAATTTAACTCCTCAAAGAGGCTATTGGCTTCGTAAGTATCATTCAAGATATATTTGGCCATAGCGTGGTCAGTGTCCATATAACCGTTGATTTTAGGGCATGCAGAACATGCAGCTTTTTCGTGTGTGACGCTTTCAATCTCGCATTCGCAAAACCAATAGAGACCATCTTTCGAATCTATATTATATCTACCATCGATTGAGACTCCATATTTAACCGTCCCGTTTTCTCCCGTATATACATTAAGAATGGTCCCTAAATGGCCTATAAGCCACGGCATTGTCGCCGTAGATATAACCGTTACTATATCGCCAATTTTAAACTTCATAATTATTCTCCTTTCACATATTCATCTAGTGGAATTTGATCTGTATCGCCACCAGCGATAGTAATACTCACCATTACCCTTCCAGTCTCATCGTCCCAATAAAGACTATCAAGAATCCAATCAATCTGATCCTGAATATCAGGCTCAGTCATTCGCATGACTTCATAACCCTGGAGTCCAACACTAGATCGAAGTCTCTGCATAACCGTACCAGCCCACATGCGGAACTTCCTAGCTTCAAACTTGCGACTAGCGAACAGAGTTTCATAGATTCCGAGTTCATTTACTGCAAGCATCCAATGTGTCTTCCATTCGCCTGGCTTACGATCGGTATTTAAGGTCCCTTCAAAGGACGTTGAATCTCTCTCAACCAGAACCCTTTCCAGCATACTAGGATCAAGACGCTCTGCTATTTTAGCAGTCCTCAAGTTCAACGCATCACAAATATCCTTCAGGATTGCCCACCATTCACCGTCAATTTCAACAAAGCGAATGCCATAACCACACCAATTTTCAGTTCTCATTTATTCTCCTTTTGCATATTCGTTTTTATAAGTTTCGTATGACATTGGCATTAATATTGTTAGATAATTTGGTCTAGCAGAACCTCTTGCGTAATAAATTGATGGTCTTTCTCCGCGTTCCATTCTCCTGTAGACTTCATTGATTATAGTTTTTTGCTTATCGGTAAGTTGAAAGTCCAATGCGTATTCAACGTAGTCAGCAAACGTCATCGCTCTGTCTCCCAACAAGCCTATTCAGATAGAACTGCGCTTTCTCAAGGTCTTCTTTATACTTCCCCTTTAAAGGCGCTCTCCAGATATACTTAATAACCTGCCCAGCAAGCCACGCATCTACAGGATTCTCATACTTACATATCGCCGCGGTTATCGCATCGATACACTCAACCCCACCTGCTGTATAATGGGAAGGATGATTGACAGGATCTTCACACTTGCATACAGCATCAGTGCGTCCAACACCATCGGCAATATTCTCTTCAATCGTCATTTCTCTTACCTCCAAATATCAGATAGACCATCTCAAGCTTTGCTTTTAGGATCGCATTCTCCTGTTCGAGCGCTGCGACATGCTCATATACATCACTGTCTTGACTTGCTCGCTTTACTTCATCCCAGTCAATATCATGAGCGCGAAGAAGGTTTGGTGTGGTTATGCAGTTAATCTTGTCAGAAAGCTCTTTAAGGCCGTCTTCTATCACACTATCGGTAGGTAGCTGTATGCATTCACTCTGTGCGCCGCCATTATCGCGTTTCCAATTTTCAAAGGCTACATAGTCGGCCTTACGCTTTCCACGCCTACCACCACGGGCACCGATTTTAGCAAGGCACGCTGTTAAAGTCTTGACATTAACGCCCATCATTGCGGCAATATCCGTATCAGAAACGTCGAACATGTCGCGCAGTTTTTGAACATACTGCTTTTTCAAATCGTCAGGATATCTTTTGAATTCTGCATATGTAATAGGCTGGTTTATCTTGTAACTCTTTACTTCACCGTTCATTTTATTCCTCTCCTTTGTAGTTAAATAATCGGACGGAAACTTTACTCCGCCACGTTTTCCGTTATGTGTTCTTTTGTTGAATGCTCCTCTGGCTATACGTTTCTTCTCCGCCACATCAGTAACGAACACATATTTCTCGTCAGTCATCAGCAATCTCCTTCTCAAAAGTTTCAGATATGAGTTCTCTTGCTTCAATTGCGATCTTTTCGTACATATACTCGCGTCCCTGCATCACCTCAGAAAACATAAAGTCTACCTTTCGGTCCTCACATTCGCCGTCTTTAACTACGATTATCTCGACAGTATATCCACCATTAGACGTCAGAAATATAAATCTATAGCCCCGCTCTAACAGATCCTTGATGTAGGAATCAGGGACAAAGATCTCAGTATCTCTAGCCATTAGGCTTACTCCTTTCGTACTTACCCTTGTACACGTCATCCTCAGAATACAAATCACACCATATGTTGCGTCCGCACATAGCACATTTACCCTGCAGAAGTCTCGTACTGCAACTAGCAATCGGATGATCCTGCTGCACAATTGCTGAGCACGCAAAGCATAAAAGTATTTCTCGCATTACGTTTCTCCTTCCTCTTCGGTGGTTTTTAGTAAGTTTATAATTTCATTCATAGTTATACCTTTGTAAGTTTTGTGGTTTATTGTTCCTGTGTACGTCCGTTCTCCATCCTTATTGAAGCCATCGACGTATATATTCATTTCTGGCATTCCTTTAACCATCATTTCTTAATATTCGCTCCTAAAACTATTGGTTGTTCCTCCACTAGCGCACCAATAGAGGTATGCGTAGTTCCACGGTCTACTCTCGCCGTTCTTTATAGCATTCCAGTTGTCCAATACTTCAGCCGCAGCTTTGAGACATACTTCAGAGGGTGTGTTATACGGGGAATATCCATGGATTTGATTAGGCTGCTTGATAACGCCAGCGATTGTGTCGGGAAATCTTGGATCGTCTACTCGGTTACAGATAGTCATACCGACGTTTATCATATCCTGGTATTCAAACTCATAGCACTCACCATCCATAGCCTGAGCCAAAATATAAATGTCATCATCTGTATAACAGACTGGTGTTGGTTCTGGTGTTGGTTCTGGTGTAGGTATTAATGTAAGGGGATCTATAAGCGTCTGTATGGGCTCTGTAGTGCTCTCTGAGACCGTAGCCTTCAGTGGGTGGCATAGTCCATTAGTATCGACCTCAGGCGGCTGTATGCCATCCTGCACGTTCTCTTGGATGTGTATAGCAATAACAATAGTAAGGGCAAGTAGTAAGAAGCAGAGCATTGAAATATAGACGTATCGTAATTTCATTTGTATCTCCTTTTAACATAATCTTGTTCTATAAGCTGAGATAGATTTTCAAATATAAAGCATAAGATATTGAGTACCGCGAACACTATAAACACGATGATCGCAATAGTTTCCATCTCTTACCTCACATTCCACTTTTAATCAGCTCGATCAGTATGTCTTTCGTCATAGAGACCGCCTCAGACCTCGTAAAACCGTTTTTAGTCAAAGACGTAACTAGTATCCCGGCCATTTCCCCTAAGGCTCCTATGCCATTTATAAGCGAATTAAGATTATTAGCATCCATCAGTTTTCTCCTTTCTTTTTGGTTCTATTGATGACGCACATGTCATCTCTACCGTAAAGAATCTTAACTATGCCAACATCTTTACCGGAATAGTAGACTTGGTCAGCAATATCATTATCGTCGGCTGCTCCATTGATACATAGCACTTTGCTTCTTTCTTCACCTTCACACGTGAGGATACCGGCGGTTCGCGCAAGTCTAAAACCAAATATCTTATTGACGTCGTCCTCATCCACGACAGGAATCACTATATTCATGTCATCTGGGAGATCTGCAACAATATCCTTAAGGTCTTTTATTGTCATGAAATCGTAATAGCTATCCATTAGTTTTCTCCTTTCACATCATTAGCAAATATCTTAGCCATGTTAGCTAGTTTTATAGTTTCTTTTATGTTGTCCAATGCTTTGTCTTTTAACGTCTCTGTATCTACTATTATCTCGACTGTAGTGAATCGATAATCACAATCCAAACACTCATGTCGCCTACGACGTTTATTACCACGCATCTCACGAGAGTCTATGCAATATAGATTAGAGCTTCCGCATGCCGGACAGATCATAAATCCTCCTTTTCAAAATATAAAAGAAAAGACACCATGTTTCAGGTGTCCTAAACTTTTTAATAGAGCGGTATCGGTCCTACGACATATGCCAAATAATTTGGGTCATTCTTAATAGATCGGTTCATTTCATCGCACTGATTAATCGCCTTTTTCTTATCGGTATAAGCGCAGTCAGCCCAATGAATAATGCTACCGTTCGCACCTGTCGAATGCCCTTGCACGACATATACCATTTTCATAAATATCAACTCCTTTCATAATAGGAGGTGTTTATTTCGCGAGTATACAGTATATACTACCTCCGATAATGAGGAGGCTTCCTGAAGACCCTAGGTATGCACAGAGCCCACTTATGAGATAATCGTAGTAACAGACCTTTTTCGGATTTAGATCTAGTTCTTTGTTTAAGTCACTATGCCATTTGAAGCAATATAGTGATACGGCTAAACTTAGCAGCCCCAGAATTAGAAATACCCAAAGAAGCATTCAAGTCGTCCTCCTTTCAAATATAAGCATCCCATTTTTCGCGTATTGAAATTTTGCATCGCCATACAGTAGTATGCGAGATTCCAAGTTCTTTAACTATCTCAGGCACTTTCTTATCATTCGCAAGACATCTGACCACGTCTTTTTCAATAGGTGTTAGCGAATCCCAGAATCCTTTGAAGTCTATAAATATAACATCATTGTCGCCTGGGATTATGTCCGATAACATCAGTCTTTCAAGATCATCTGACTTAAACGCCGGCTCGTTCAGGCTTACTAAAATATCATTTTTGTTTTTTCTTTTCTGTCTCAATGCTGATCGGACTTCAGCAGTTACTGCGTTCCGAATGCACTGGCACGCATATGTAGAAAACTTTGAAATATCCTTGTCGTATGTTAGACAAGCTTTCCATAAACCCAAACGTCCGATTTGTTGAAGATCTTCGTCGAATTGCCTGTCGGGAAAGTGCTTTTTAATGACGTGATAGACCAGTCTCTCGTTGGCGAAATATAACTCTTCGTTTGTCATTTCCTCACGCCCATTCTTTAAGAGCCGCCTGTTCGCGAGCTGTGACCATGATCCTTTCGATTTCAGCATCTGACTTGGCAGCTCTGATTTTATTTACAACCTCGTCTCCGTAACCAAGTTGCTTTGCTGCATCCATAGCCGTGTACTGGTAGCTAACCTCACCGAAATATTTGCTAAATCCCATTAGTTATTCTCCTTTCAAAAACGGTCATACAAGCGGTTAGTCGAATCGGAATAAGTAAATGTATTTGTTCTAGGATCTGGCACCTCTTGTGAATAATGTTCGCAAGATAATGTTACTGTGAAGTCTGAATTAACACGCGGGAGGTTACTGAGGGTTTTGAGATAGGTTGTCTTAAGAGAGCATACTTCTAGATGAATACAATGCGTGCAAAGAGTTTCCATTACACAGTCAGTCATTTTTATTCTCCTTTCTCATGATTAGTGTCTTGCTCAAACAGTGCCTGAAAATACGTAAGAAATAACTTCTGTATCGGCATCATGTGTTCCGAGAATATCAATAATGCGAGCTTCAACATCGTCTAAAAGATCGCCGTAAGTGCTCCCATACAGACCAATTATATCTTCAGGATCTCTGTCATCATCTTCAGGGCTTGGTATACTTATGTTATATTGCGAGAGGACATCCTCAAATAGCTCTACAATACGCATAGCCTCATCATGAGTATAAATTTTATTGTTCATTACTGTTCCCCCTTTTCAAAATATCAATTATTATTCATGTTCGAACCAGTTATACCGATTGTATGTATCGGCTTTATGCACATATTCAAGACATTCGTATGCATCGATAAGCGCGTCTTTCATTTGTTCCGTTAGATAATATTTGTTTAATGAATAAAATTCTCTAATCAAATCAGCATGATACTTATGTTCTTTAAATCGAAGTTCCATTTATTCTCCTTTCAAAATATAAAAGAATAGGAGACCTAGATTTCTCTAAGCCTCCTAAATCGTTTAAAATGTCGCGATGATGTCAAATAAACGTTTAACATCACTAAACGGTCTCTTGGTATTTCCCAATGTTGCAAAATAATATTTAACAATTTTACTTTTAGGTCCTTCTATAAAAAGTTCCTTAACACCAGTATCTCTGATATGCACCCTACATATCAATCCACATTTAAGTGACTTTTTATAACAGTCCTTAAAGCATTTTTCTGCTAATCTCTTATCTGCAATGTTAAATATATCGCTCGTTCTGATGTATATCATTTAAACATCACTCTCCTTTCATAACAGGAGCTGTTTATTTCGCGAATACAAAAGAAAGAGCCCTAGTTAGGACTCCTCCTTTTCCATAAGTAGCAAATCACCTCATTTGCTTTCTTCTTCATAAGTAGTCGTCTGTCGAGTCAAGAAAACCAAGCTTTTCATTGGCTTTCTTGTAGAATTCTTTCTTACCTTCTCTAATCTCTTCTGGAGAAACTGCATGTATATATCCTAGAGCATTGAAATCATCAAGCACTGATTGCATTATTGCTCTTGCTCTTTGTTCTCGCTCTTTTCTAGTAGCGATCGGCTCAATGCAATTCACATCTATTGTAGCAGCTTCCACGTTCATTTGACTGAGCATCTCATGAAGATCATCTACTAAATATTTTTGCTCTATGTTGAGACCTCCGCAAACGAGAGCTTTAAGGTAGTTTGTTACAGTTATTGGTTCAGGAATATCAAGATTGAGCCGCATAGCAAGCCCCATTGTGTAATTTACCATCGGGTATGATGATACGACAATGATAGCGCCTGTTATAGCAGATTCTTCGATGAGCATCGTTGTTTTGCCAGCTCCTCTTTCTGCTGAGTAAATTTTCATATGTTATTATTCTCCTTTCAAAATATCAATACATTCTGGAATTAAAAAAAAAGAATAGGAGATCTAGATTTCTCTAGTCTCCTAAACCTTTTAGTCTTCTATGCATTTTTTACACATATCCCTGATAATTTTAAGTCTGCACTTTTTAAGACCATGGAATTCGCCACAATTAATGCCGTATTCCATAGCGGCCATTACTTCATCGGCAGTTTTAGAATTGAGTTTCTTAACTGCTCTAAGCATGGACACTTTTCCTATATCGGCTGCTAATTCTATAAGCAACACTCCAAGTCCAATTTTAACAAGTGTTTTTTCTACTTTAATTATCGATGGCTTCATGTAAACCACTCCTTTCATAATAGGAGCTGTTAATATCGCGAGGTTTATACTTGATTCGCAGATAGTGCAAACGCTCGCCTTTGAATGTTCATGTTCTCCACCTTAGGATCATAGACTTCCTTGCCACAAAATTGGCAGACAGCATATAATTCATCATAGGTGATCTGGCGTGTGGAATATTTGAGATTCACAGTTTTATATCGTATCCAGATCGGCACCTTTTTGCCGCAATTATTGCAGTAATTATCGCTCATTTTTAAACTCCCAGTTAGAATATCCATAGCAAGGAGCACACGAGGACTCCATATTCAACTCTCCGAAGTGTTTACAAGTTCGGCAACAACGAGTATCCATAAGCGCGAGATTGCTTGCCTCGACAAGAAACTTACACGCATGCGGGTTATCACCGGAGCAGATTTTATATTTGTCCCAATATCGAGGGCATTTATAGTCGTTTGCATTATCTCCACATACCAGATAAAGAGGGCAAAACTCATTGTAATACGGAAGCTCATCAACTACGAATTTCATTCATTTTCTCCTTTCAAAAATATAAAACTATAGGATCACTGATTAATTTCTCGTGTTTTATACGTTTAATCGCTTCTCCTCTTTTTCACCCACCATGGGCATTTTCCGGTTGGACTTACATAAGTTTCATGCCATTGACAAAGAACTTCACCACAAATAATACAGCTGTGCTCACAATTAGAACATAATCGTAAATCCCAACAATTAGGATACACCTGTTTATTATCTGCCATTTTTCTCCTCTCCAGTAATCAACTCAGAATAAGGCAAGCTCTCAATCCAGTCACAGAACGTATGCCACTCATCAAGTTTATGGTTTCGACGGGATTTATAGATATTAGCCAGAACCTCATAGTTCAGCATAACTGTCCGGCGCTGGTTGTAAGAGCTAGGTAGGAGCTGGATCATTTGCCACCAGTATACTTTCTTTTGTGCAGTAACATGTTTTCGCTCACTTTCGGTAAGATCGGTTCTTCTAAGCATTTTATCAGCCATAATGTAAAGATCTCGGCTTTTGTTCAACATCTTGATTGTTAAATTGAGAACCGCATTTGGACCAAGGACATAATTATTCACGGTCTCGGTCAAGGTTTCAAAATTGATAACCGGCGCTTCATCTATAGCATTAGACGGATAACGCCAAATATCATCTAAGTGCTCATGCGAAAAGTCATCAATAGTAAACTCTTTATCTGCAATCTTGTGCATCGTAGAGCAGGAGTTTGCAACAGTGCCAACTTTGTAAGTATCAAATTCTTTGAACCAGTACAGCGGAGCCGTAATATCAACATACACAGTAATCATTCGCATGAACTTACGATGATCTGTACCAGCGTTGCGAAGGCGGTTCATGAGGTCGATGTCATTAGGGCCGATATCATAAGTATATTCATCGTTGTACTCTACAGTTTTATAGTGTTCCGCCCACCGGTCCCAGTCAACCTGTTTACGAAGTTCGATAGGCGGGATTTTCGCATCCCATCCGCTATCGCTCTTCGCCCAAGAGTTCATCGGATTACGCATTCCTCTGATGGCAGCTTCCCAGCCGATTACCTCAGTGTTTTCAATTTTAAGCACATTCTTTCTACTCCTTCCGTAAATTCAATATCCGTCTTAGGATTATAATTCCAAATGGATTTTTGCAGTACATATTTACCACCATTAAAATACAATATGTTGTATGTCCGATCTTCATCGGTAGCCGGCCGAATAAAAGACTCGTCGATTTTATAGACTTCGATAATCGGCATGCAGCCATATTGAGAATTCTTATTAAGATTGATGATGGATTTAAACAACGGCAGCAATTCATCCGGGATAATAGCTAACCATGCGTCGTATCATCACACCCAATGTTTTCAATGTAGTATAACTCAGTCACGGCAAATTCTCCTCACTTTCATATATAAATTCATAAGCATCTTCCGACATAAATACCGTTTTGGTTCCGTCTTTATTATCCATAACTACCGGCTTATCATGAATAAGATCATAGAGATCTTCTACAGTGAATATGATTAGGTTACGCATCATCCGCTTCTCCTTTCAAATACTCCTCAACTGCTTCATTCCAAGCCTTCTTGGTTGCCAGCTCGCCTTTTGCAACGATTTTTCCTTCGAAGTCGCATATATTGCATTTACGAAGCTGCCCGGAACCCCTCCTAGAGGAATCGTACGCAGTATACCAGACACTTGTGTTTTTACTCCCACACACTGGGCAAGGTAATAGAGTTACTTTCTCTGGAATCTTGACGAGCTTATATCCAAACTTTGCAGCTTCCACCCGAAGTTCTTCAAATGTCATTACTCTTCTCCTTTACCACTTCATTTTTAAATCGTCTGTATGTTTCGGAGCACACTGGGCATAGATCCTCTTCTCCGAGTTTTGTCCATCCTTCGGGAGCGCCTTTCCACGTATCGACAAAGAAGGAATAAGTCTCCTCAAGAGCAACTGCCCCGCAATGATCACAAATATAAACCTTCTTACATGTCAGCATTGTTCTTCTTTCTCCTTTTCTCTGGATAAAAGTCACATTTATTCGTGTCTCCGCCGCATGAACAAACATCCATTTCTTTTGTTCCCCAACAACGTCCTAAGCGACTCGACGGATTGCATGAGCCTGTTTCCTCGTGATATGCACTGCAAATTTCGTTTGCTTCTTCCTCGTCTTTTTCAAGATGATGCATAAAATGAATAAAACGGTCCATACAATCGGAGCAAAGATCGAGGTGGTTGCTTTCTCGAAGAATTCTCCCGTCATTGTCAACACGCACTCGTTTGATTGCGTTGTAAATTCCGGGTTCATTTCCTAGCGGATAATGCTCATACAATTTTCCACACCTATCACATTTCTTAGCAAGCGCCATTTTTCTCTCCTTTCAAAATATAACAGCACAACGACAAGCAATAATGCCGATGAGTATGCCTATAAGACATATTAGAGTAGTTTTCTGACGACCCGGAGTAAACCACTCCATAAACAAATCGGCAAAAGCATGCATGACGCATGTTACGTTATTCATCATTACTTTCCTCCCTTTCAAGTCACTAGTTACACGTATCTACAAACGCGTAAAGTCTATCCGATCTGGTATTGGGTTCTCGTTCGGATATGACAAAGTCAGTAAAAAGCTTATCCTGGAAAATATAAAAGACCAGCTTTCCTTCTTTACCAGCTTCCTTGACCTCCTGATATACACCGGTTCCAATGCAGCCATCGAGACTGCTAAATATCACAATGTCAGAGCTCCTAACAGTAGCCAGGCACTCTCGCATTATTATCTCTTCATTATTAGACTTTACTGTTTCAAGGTCGGTTGCAGGATTGCAGATGGTCGCATGTGGGAAATATCTTTTTATCAGAGTAAGCTCATAGGCTTCTTCAGGAGTGTTATACTTCCACTGGTGATGCGCATAATAAATATCGTACATGGACTCTCCTTTCATTTCATCAAATATTCTTTCTTAAACTCCAATGCTAGTTCAGCATCTCTTGCCACTTTGTTGTATAGTTTCTTATTTTTTCTTATTCGACCGGTCAGATCGAATCCAGTCCCGCTTTCAAAATTGTCGAAAAATCTATAGTATCGGCTTTTTTGATAAGCTTCTGGTGCGGATTCTTTTAATTCTAGAAGTTGTCGGGTGTTTGTATCATATTGGAAGTCGGATAAAATGTTTTCGTTGAGTTCGTAATATGCGTAGGAATTTACGAGGATACTACGTTGGAGGAGTTGGATCTTTTCGAGGTCTGTGAAAGGTTTGGAGAAGGTCATGTTAATTGTCGCTTATTAGATAGCAGTCGGTAATAACAATGTCGTCTTCATAGCCAAGATCTTTAAAAACGTCAAATGCCATTATGCGATTTACCGCGCTCACTATTACTTCATCTTCATACCCGTCGCTATATGTAAATACGATTTTATACTGATTCATTCTTTTCTCCTTTCAAAAATAAAACATAAATATCGAGGCCGCAGATATACCGCTGCGGTGCCGGTTTATTTATATATTATCCGAGTTCGTCAAGCATCTTCTTCAGTTCGTCTTCGGACATATTCTGAAGAGCATTTTCCTGCTTCTGGGCCAGAATATCCATGATACGCTGCTTCTTTGCGGATCTTTCAGCAGCCATACGATTAAGTTCAGCAGCCTGCTGTTTACAGTTGAAGATGTACTTAACAATCTCAATCTTCGTAGTCAGATCCTGCTTCTTGTTGAAAACATCAGCAGACGTAGTAGAGAGCAGACTATCTCCATCCTGAAGGGCGTTCATTTCCTTAGAAAGAGCCTGATACACAGCATCGAGCTGCTTCACATTAAGATCCCAGAGATCTTCAGTAGTAATCATTCCCTTCCACGGATAGCGGAACTTGTACTGGGAAGCCATTTCGAACATAGTGCCAATAGTAGTGTTATTCATATATTTTTTCCTCCTAAAATATAATTTTAATAATTAAAACTTAACCTTAAAGACGCGCTCTGTTGCGCCTTTAACTTTAACGATGAGGTCGTTTCGCTTAGTTGCACTGAATCCAAGACCAGACAACTGATCGTTCGCATCAACAACTGCGAGTTTGCTACCAAGGGCTTCAAAGACTCTCTTGTGCTCATTCAGACGATTATCGAGGAATTCGTTGTAGAAGCCATTAGGCTGTTCAGGATTTACGCAATCTTTCAGCATGAAGAAATAGTGTCTGTGACCGATGCCCTGCTGTTCGTCCCAATAGTTAGGAGAATACATAACAACTGTGACCGGAACAAAGGTATTAGTCTTCAGACCCCATACTTCTCTCGTAGAAACATTGGAAGGAAGCAGCTCCTTGATGGTGAAATTACCGTATGCATCCATATGTACTACCGCTACATTAACCATTTCACCTCTTCTCATGGGTTTGTTGTAGTCGAAGGAATGAATAGTTCCGTCGATTTCTACTTCAGCTCTAAAGCCATGTTTTGCACTACCAGAGTACTGATGCACACGGAAAATATAATCGCCCTCGTGCATGTAACGCTTATTGTCCCAAGTAATGTTTTCTACAGCTACGTTTCCTCTAGGGTCGACAATATCAATGTCAAGCTGTCCATGAGTGGGAGAGAAACAAGGTTTCTTAGCAGAGCCAAAGTAAATCTCGTAGTTACCAGGTTCACTACAGTGAGCGTCCAGGTCGCAATTGTTGGCGCCATCCTCATTCCACTGAATACTGAAACGAAGTACGCCATCGACTCTACCTCCGGCACTTTTAACATTCTCTCGAATATCACTATCTGTGATGTTTCCGGTATAAGCCCAGCTAAAAGCATTGTTCCATTTGAACATACTCTTCGCGTCTTTATTGACCGGAGCAATCAGAGAAACCATATTCTGAGCGTGCTTGTTCTCCAGCAAAACTTCGACACTCTTAGCCGTAGGAAGAATATCATTGACGAACTTTTCAGCAGATACTTCTTCGACTCTAGAGAACTTCTTCGGGTCGACAACAACTTCAGCCATCATGTCATCGAAAATATCACCGCCAATACGCTTAGCAGCATCTCGATTGGAAAACAAAATGTTATTAACGGTAATATCGTCCAGAGTGGCAAACCGTCTGGGAAGGGACTCCATATAACCGAGTTCTGTGATCTTTTTCCTAGCCTCTTCAAGCATCTTCTTAGTATAGATAGCCTTAGGACGCTTGTAGTTCGTAGGGGCTACTATCTTTTCATAACGTCTAACAGCAGTGTCCAGATCCATGCCCTCAGAAATATCAACAAGAAGGACTCCGATGGAATGATTGCGGATACGACCGATCGCATCACTAAGATTAATAGCCCGTTTCCAGGTGTATGCATCTCGCTTGTCCTCAGGGATATCCATATAAAGGCACTTATTCTCTCTCAGACTTTCGAGAAAACTCTTCCATTCTTCACCCTTGTAAAGAGTATTGGAATAGATCAGTTCAAGAACAGTATCAATTGCGTCCATAGAGATTTCATCAAGAGAACGCTTAAACACATTCTTACGATCACGAATTCTTGCTTTTTTGGTGGGAATACCGCGCTTGTGGGTGTCGTACATATGAGATGGGAGCTTCACGAAGAAATGATCCCAAGTGATGACAGTTCCGTCATCAAGAATTTCTCGACTTTGATTAATTCCGACCTTGCGAGAGTCATTGAGGTAAATATCAAGGATAGACTTACTCGTAACGTATGCTGCCAGAGCGTCCATAACAGGCTGGAAAGTTTCGCTGTTTGTATCAAATTCGAAAATGGAATGAGCATTAAAGTTGTCGTCAATATAGACAGTTCCGCCAATATTTTTGATGAACTGGTGGCATGCGCTGCAATCGTAGACGCGTCTTTCGCGGTAAACAGGGTTAGTGCCTTCTGGGAAACTGTCTAGGTAAAGATTCCAAAGAACGTCTTTATCAATGTCTGTTTCAAAGAGGGTGTTGTTTGCGGAGATCTGTTCGAAGTTTCTTGCGAGGGCGTCCTTGATGTGTTTGAATTCCATGATAATTTCTCCTTTCAAAATATCAAAGCTTATCGATATGCATGGCAAGTTTGCCTCTGTAGCTAATAGGCAGCTCGCATTTGACGTATCCTTCAAAGCCTTCCATATGGTCCATTAGCTGTTTAAACCCAGACTTGTGAATGGGCACATCTGTCTGGGCCTGGCAACCGATAACGATGATTTTACAGTTGTCGTAGCATCTGGAAAGGATTCGCTTAATAATGGGGATACTCATGTTCTGACATTCGTCGATGATTACAACCTGTTTCTCCAGATTTACTCCTCGCATAAACGTTGCGGAGTGAGCCTCAAGCCAAGCCGTGCCGTTCTTATTTGAAATGTCAGAAGAGATTGCTTGAGTTGGAATGATGTTGCACTTGATGAGGGCTTGATGGAGTGGACCTAAGTAGTCTGCTTCTTTTTCGCTTGCAGAACCTGGCCTGTAGCCCAAGGATGACTCTTCTACCGTAGGGAATATAAACGTCGCAGATTCATACTTATGATCTCTATTGATTAGAAGATTAGCACAGGCTACTGCCAGAAGAGTTTTACCTGAACCAGCAGTAGCATCGGCAAGTATGAAATTATACTCATCGCTCATGATAGCATCTCTAAAATTCTCCTGATTCTCGTTCAACACAAATCCATAGAAAATATCATTCTTCCTCTTCGCCATTACTTTCCTCCTCGTCATCTTCCAGCTTAATAAGACCGCTTACTTCCAAAGAATCATACATAGCATCCTGCTGAATCAGGCCGGCGATCATAATTTTATCACCCATTGAGGCGTTATAATAATCGATGTATGTATCACCATCTTCGGTAATTCCAAGAATAGCAAGAGTACGTGTCGGAAGTATCGAAACTCTTCTCAGAGCTTCTTCAAGCCATTGTGCATAAGGCATCTTAGTAATGTCAGTAGAATTCTTGTTCATAAAAGGTCCTTTCTTTTTTTTAATAATCAACTGCTTCTTGTCTTGTAATAAAGAAATGAATGCCCGGCGCACATTCTTTCCAACGATCGGGCTCGAAATTACTGACAGAAACGGTTTCGCCTATGGTATAAAGAAAACTACTATCATAATTACTGGCAACGGACATAACACCAGCATCAGTACCATCTTTTTTTGTAATAGAGACAACTTTAGCTTTTGAGCATCGGCATTTTCTGGAAGTAGCAGAGCATCTGAGCGCATCCTCTGGGATCTCCAGTTTTACAATATAATCATTAGCTATCTTTTTAAAACCGATGAACGAACCCTCATCAGGGCATGCTATAGGATAATAGAGATATGCTCCTCTGAGATCTGCTCCTCTGAGATCTGCTCCTCTGAGGTTTGCTTCGCTGAGATCTGCTCTTTTTCCGCCGGGTTTGTTATTAAGCCAGGAGGAATGTGCAGCAAGCACTTCTCTGAGTTCGTCGTTAGTAAAGGTTCTGAGATCCATTGCTGTCTCCTTTCAAATTCATTCAAATATCAACCAAGTCGAACTGTAAATCCTTTATTGGAATCTGCGTTTTTAGTGAGTGTGTCTCTGATGGATGAATAGATGCGAGAGGTGTTGTCGAGGTTGTCGTTAAACTTTTCGAGAATGTCATCGAGGTTGTCGTCGAACTTCTCGAGTGCGGCTTTCTTGGCAGCTTCTTCAACACTTCTACGAACACGCGCGGTGTCGATCTTAGCTGCTTCGTTAGTAATTTCTTTGAGGACAGAATCTTTGAGAGTATTGTACTCGTTATCAATTGTGGACTTGACCTGAGCATGGATGTCTCTCTTCATTGCTGCCACAGTGTCGCTAGCAGCCTTCTCAACTGCTCTCCTTACTTCAACCTGGACCGCCTTGTCGATTGCCTTATCGACCAATTCCTCGGGAATATCAATCTCAGTATCGTTAGCCAATTCGTCGATTCCTCGATCAAGTCGTTCGCTGATCTTAGCAAGTTTAGTGTGCGTGCCGATAGCGTAGCCGATACCTACCAGGCCTGCGATGCCGAAAAGAATGTTGATTACTTCGTTGCTAGTTCTGCTCATAATTATTTTCTCCTTTAATATTTGTCAGACAAAAATAAAAAGAAGAGAGATACATGGTACCTCCCCTCCATAATAGTGCGTGTAAATTTCGCGAATTACGTTTATTATTTCACCGCTTTTCCGAAGCAATCTACGTCTAGAATGCTATCCTCAATAACGTCGGTTTCAAATAGCATCTTTTCAAATGCACGCCATTCTCGCATAACGTAAGTGAACTTTCGTTTGAAATTTTCCAGAGCTTCTTCTTTTGTAGACCCATATCCAGTAATGTCAAACGGATTAAGTGAGAAAATATCATACTCTGCATTATAGAATGGGTAAGCATCGGGGATGATAATCTCATGTGATTGACTCTTTTCCTTGCCGTCGTTATAATGACTCAGTCTTAACAACACGTTTCCTCCTTTTTATTCATTTCCACGAATTTAACCAACGATTCTCATTAAACTGTTTCTTTTCTTTAAGGGCTTTGCTGATCGCGAGGTCGATGCCGGAGCGTGATTTGAGGTGATAGTAGTAGAGGTCGATGAATTTAGTGTTTAGCCTATCAATTCTACCTGCTGCCTGAGTCATAACTTTATAACTATAATTCTGGCTATAGAATATAATTGTATCGCAAGTTATGCAATTCCAACCTTCGCAGCCTGCCGTGTACTGGGTTAAATAAATCCATCGCTCGCCTGTAGGGACTGGTTGATGTGCATGTCCAGACCATTCTGCAATTTTTGTTCCTTCTGCATAGCCAAGATTCATGAGAATGTCTCGCTCGTAGTCAAAGTTATAAAATATAATAGCTTTAGGATGGTCTTCGAGAAGCTCCAACAGTTTTACCTGCCGAGATTCATCTGTATTCACAATCCTCCGCAAAATATAACAGAGACTAGAGGCTTGCTGAATGGGTTCATCTTTAAATGGATCCCAGCGTTTCTTGAATACATCTTTATAGAATGGAATATCATAGTTGCAGTAAACATCTTCGTGGTGAGGTCTGGTATGGCGCTGTACAACCATATCGATGAGAATTCTATCGCGGAGTCTTTCCAGGCGTTGAGTGTTGAGGTATCGCTCGATCTGAGGATATTTGGTGTATCGAGAGTATACGCAGTGCTCTCTTTGGAATTCTGTTTTGTTTTTATAGAATCCATTTGCTACAAATACTGCCCAGAAATCCATCCATACGTCTCCTGGAGTTGCTGAGAGGATAATCCAATCATTATTCTTGGCTATTTTTAGAAAGGATTTAACCCAAGCACCAGAGCCGGTTACACGATCTTCATCTAGCAAAAAGAAAACCCCTTTAACATCAGCGTATTTCTTAATATTATTCCAACTATCAACGATTACTTTATTCTTATAATAGTTAGTCTCTGGATCTGTAGATAACCGATACCAGGTTAATTCTTGGTCCCATTCATGTGAGTCACGTTTCTTAGCGGTTGTAATTATATAGAGATCCTTTGGGTTTTTCATTGGAATATAGTCGGAGCCTTCTATCCATCCACCCTGTTCTTTAAAATAGTAGAATAGCCCAGTACGAGATTTACCAGAGCCAACGCTCCCGTTTAAGACACATCCGTTCCTAGCCTTCTTTACAGCAGCCATCTGGAAATCGTATAGAAATGGTTTAGTTTCGCTCATTCCTCTTTCACTTCCGCATTCTCATCCAACTTAGCCTTAATTTCGCCAAGAATTTCTTCAACAAGATCCCTAGTATCTTCGTGAAGTTTCATATAATCCTTGTGATTATCATACCAGTCGAAGATCTCATACAGATTACCTTTACTCCAACTGAACGCCCACCAGTCGCAAATCATTTCAATGACGTAACGATAAGGCATTCTGAGAGCAATTATGCCTTCTTTAGCTTCATCATTAATTAACACCCAATACTGCCAATGATGGGGATTGCGATGAATATGATGCAACCAGGCTCTATTAAACTCCTCTTCAATTTCTTTAGTCCGTTGACCACCGTAAAAATACTTATCATATGCATCGTATTCTACATGGCCATCCTTAGATCTGTCATGCTCCCATTCAATCTGTCTGTAGAAACCCTCACAACCGCTCAGTAGGTCAGTCAGGTTATGTCTAATCCAGTCTGCACCTTTGCGAACGTTCTCTCTGTGCTTAATCAAATAGTTATCGTATTCAATACTCATATTTTTCTCCTTTCAAATAAAAGAGTCAGCCAGAAGGCCAACCCTCATAAATATAATCTTCCATCATACGGTCGCTTCTCTTCGATCATTTTATACCAGCAAGAGCTATGAATATATTGCTTCAGTCCTGTTTTAGTCACAACCATTTCAACATTATGCTGGTGTGGATTCTTCTTTAGAACCCCGTCTGGAACTTGCTCTACATTATTTCCGCATAGCGGGCATCTACTTATAACAATCAGGCGTCTTCCCATTGTTATCACGTCCTTTTGTTTAATTTGGCAAATATAAAAGAGCCCATCAAAAGATGAGCCCTAGTTTAGCTGTTTCTTAGGTATCTAATCAAAAGCCAGATCAACCACAGACCACCAGTAGCAAACACCAGAATAAAGTCCAGGATCAATCCCAAAGTACTGCGCTTTTTCATAAATATAAATCTCCTTTCATCATCTAAACAATTCTTTTCTAATCCAATTGTCAAGAGCCTCTAGCTCTTCTTCTGAAACATTAAATGAAATGTGCACTAAATCATAAGCTTCACTCGGTTCGAAGTAAATATCATTCTCTCTGAAATACTGCTTATACTTCTCGGCGGTAGGCTTGTCTACTTGGCAACTCCACTGCTGACGATTATTCATGGTCAGCACCCATTCGTTGAGCATAGTTTACTATATCGTCTTTCGCCAGCCATTCTGGTTTGTCTTCTTGTTCAAAAGTATCCCAAAGCGCAATCATGTTAGTGATTTGGTCTGCTTCATTACGCGCCCATAGGCTGCCTGTAGATCTATTGCCGTTGCCCAGATAGTAGTCGCAGTCTTGCTTCAAACGACTAAGCATCATGTAACGAAAATTTAATTTGTATTTACTCCAATCTTCCATGTTAGATCACATCCTCTCCGATTAATTTGATGTCGGTGAGAACATAGTCCCAACTTGTGCCGAAATGAGTAATTGCCCATACGAAAATATCAAGCTTCTCGTTATAGAATACTAGCTCATCAGTATGCTCTTCTAGAAACTCATAGCCATATTTTGAGATAATATAATCTTGGAAGACCATTTCGTCAAAGTCTCCAGCGACAATCTCCCAATCTTCTAAAGTCTCTGCTCGAATAATGTTGTTTAAAATACAATCACCAACAATTTTAGAAAGTGTGAGATAATCCAAATATCCATTATCTAATCCATATTCAGATATCTCATGCCCATAAGCTTTGCCACCGTATAATTTAATTTCTCTCCCGAACTGTTCGTTCATTTGTTCCACTCCTTGTGGGGTTTATTTGTTAGCCGCTATTTATACATGTAGGGCGGCTAGTCCTAGGTCCGAAGTATATATTATAGAGATACCCTCGGCTTAGACCTCTTTTGAATTACATTTACAGTGAGATTCGAACTCACGATCCCGATGTCCACGACCCTGTACTACATTCGTTCCACTTGAGAAGTTTTTCATTCTCGGCGCCTTTCACCGCTTGGCCATGTAAATATAATTCAGATTGTCGGCCACTCATTTGTGCATTGTTAAGAGGCTGAGTGTGTAAAGAACTAGCGCTACTTGTTCCCGGCATAGCCAAAGCCGACTGCTATGTCTTATTGGTACCGGCGAAGGGACTCGAACCCTCACGTCTTTTCGACAGCGGATTTTAAATCCGATTCGTCTACCGATTCCGACACGCCGGCAAATATAAAAGGAAAGAGAGTCTGTAATGGATTCGAACCATTCTCCTCTAGATTAGATCTAGCGCTCTACCCTCTGAGCTAACAGTTATCTCTCTCATAATAGGGCTTGTAAATTTCGCGAAGTTAAAATATAAAAGAGAAAAGTATATATTGTGCACCGATAGCCGAATCAACCTCCTATTTCACCAGTGTCTATTCACCACAAACTCTGTGCACTTTATGCCGAATCAACCTCCTATTTCACCAGTGTCTATTCACCACAAGCATAACCTTTTCGAATAATATATACTCTTCTCCATAATAGGGTCTGTGTTTTTCGCGAATTTAAATGTCCATAGAATCTTCAATTCCATATAGTTTCTGAGCCGTTACAAATTTAGACTGTCTTTCTGTGAGAACACTCAGCTCAGATCGAACACGTTCAAGACAATTAGATAAATCTGATTCTCCAGGATGCGAACCAAGCTGTTTAAGCAAATATTGCTCTCGATCTTTACGATAAGCAATCTTTCTTCCTACGGTTGCGAGCGCTTCGTCAAACAGACCTTCACTAGCAGCACTCATGAGAGTAGTTGTATCGTCAGTGAGTTTTTTAATCTGCTTGTGGTCGCCGAGATATTTATACCCAAAATATCCAGCAGCACAAGTGGTAACGAATGCGGTACAAATCAGTATCTTTTCTCTTTTTGTAAGTTTTTGTTCATTTTCATTTCTCCCTCTCCATCCTTTGTTGTTATAATTACAAAAATATAAAAGAGACCCAGTATCTCTACCAGATCTCTTATCTCCCCCTTTTTACTTCAGGTTTACATGCTCACGCAGATACTTTACTTCAGTCTCAGTGAGTGACTTATTTGACAGAAGCATTCCGCCGACACCAATAAACATGAGTACGGCGCCGACGAAAGTTACACCCTTACTTGCTGCCATCGTGGTGACATTGGTTACACCAAGGCTAGCTACGCTATTAAGCTTCTTATTCATAAATATAAATCTCCTTTCTATCTATTAAAACGGCATACGATCAGGTTCGCCATCGATATCGGCGCCTCTCATATCGGCATAACGAGCAGCAAAGCGGTCAATGCGCTGTACTACCTGCATAGACTGTAGATATGCTGTACGGCCAGTCTTACCGTTTACTTCCCAGTCGTACGGACGAATATCCATATCGACAGATTCGATGTCTATATTATCCAGGCAAGCGATGCTCTCTTCGTCAAGTTCGTTTCTACGGTCACCAGTTACAAGATACACGTTAGGACCGTAGTCAGTAAACTTAACTTTGACCGGTAGTCTCATGAAAGGACCTTCTTCCTCATCACGGCCCGGCTTAATTCTAACGTTCCAACCCTCTGCTATCAGAGCATCAGCAGTGTCAGGATCTTCGATAAGCAGAGAGAAGTTACGATCGCCTTCACGGTTAAATTTATCACCTCTACCTTCAAAGTTCTTGAAAATGATTCTTGCGTCATCAATCTGAAGAATTCCTTTAGGTGCGAATGTTACATGCATAATTATTAATCTCCTTTTAAAATATAAATTTTTGTAGTTTTATTGATTTAACGTTTGTTGAACAGATTACCCTGTTCGTCCATTTGTGCGGCGTAAGCTACTCTCAGTTCTTCGTCGTTGTACCAAGGTAGCTCATCGTCATCTGGGGGAAAGTCTATTCCGGGGGTTCCAGTGTAGGGTTCGTCTGCTACGAAGCGTTCGAAATCGCCGTATTCTGAGACAAATGCAACTGCTTTATCAACAAGTGCCCTATGATACGTTTTGTCGACATTGTCTTCTTTACTTAATGTTTTTACAGCTTCTGCTTCGAGCCAACGATATGGAGTTTTGTCTGGCTTGAGAGTTCCAGTAATTGAGTCATATTTAGTGTTTCCGTCCTTGTCAGTGTTTTGACGAACAAGAATACCACCGCCGCAACCAGGTTTGATAGGACAGAAGTTACCGACTTTACCGACGAAATGATAATCGTGTTCGCCATCAGGAAGACTCTCGTTCATATCGATATAAATAGCTGTCTTTACTTCTTTAGTCTCACAGAGATCTTCAAATTCGATAGCCTCTTTGCTGAACAAAGTTTTAAAGACATATGGGATCTGGAACTGCTTTCCTGTTGCTGTCCACATCTCGCCTTTCTTTTCGGCTTTTGCATTATCGCCAGGTACATAGTCATAAATAGATTCACATAAAGCACCGCTTGCATACTTTGCAATATAGTCAGCATCATTGATCTGACAGATACGATCATAGGTGGCCTCGTGATCAAATCGGTAAGAATATTTTTCAGCAAATTCCATACAAAAGTCCACGATTGCTTTGTCCGCATTAGCAATTTTGATGGAATCTGTCTTGATAGCTACTATTTGATATCCGCGATTTTCTACTTCATCCTGGAGGGTTCGCATGAAAAGGGCTCCACGTAGGGCGACAATGTTGTTCTTATTGCGAATGTCTCTAAATGGATTGTCAAAGCTAGCGGCAGTAAGTCCATAAACCGAATTGATTGCGATCTTCAAAGCCTGAGCAAGATCTTTTGCTGTAGATTCATCTTCCAGATAAGGAGCGAGTCTACCGTCAAGCATTTTACGCGCGGTTTCATAATCTCCATGTTTAATCGACACACGAGCATCTAGAATATCAGTAAAATTCTTCGTATACTCGCCAAAGCAGTTCATTGCTCTGATAGAGTTCGGATGGAGCGAATTCACATCTAGCAAAGCAACGTTACTATATATTCCCGGAAAAGATACAATATAGCCTCCAAATCCCATATCAGTTCCACGATACATATTATGTGACTTCCCATCTTCTCCGAACTGTACAAATTCATATCCTGGAAAGCGATTAATAGTACATCCCTGTGTCGTAGTCGTAGTACTCGTTTCCATAAAGTAGCATCTCCTCCCGTCCAGCGTATTCTACAATATAATGACCCACAGTATTATGTCCGTCATTTAATGCGTGAGATATTGTAGACCGATCCACTCCTAATTTGCAAGCAGCTTCTTTAACACTTTCACAGCATGTCCACTCGTCAGTCCATATATCTCTGAGCATCACCGCTTTACGCTGTCTTTTAATTCTTTCGTTGCAAACGCCATCGCGATACGCCTTTCTAATGTTATCAGGTCTTGATAACCATTGGAGATTCCAAACACTATTATCTCGTTTGTTATCTTCGCCAGGGTTGATATGGTCGACAGTATAATCAACCTCATCAAAATCATCTGGTAATGGCAAGAATGTTGCGGCAACCAACACCTGCACACTCCTCGTGTATCGCTTACCGTCAAGATCACAATATAAATTAGTATGCAGGTGCCCGCTCTCCTTAGGAGATGATGGTAAAGATCGTGGAACATCCCATCTTTCTCTGTGGGACCCTCTACCTACTTTGTTTCTGACTCGATACCAGTACGTTCTTAGATTTCCAAAGGTGCTTGCTTCATAGCCAGGAAAACCAGGTATTTCTCGCCATATCTCAATATTAAATGGATAATGCTCTGCAGCCCATTCGTTAATCGACATAACCTCACCTCACGTATCCAAGAAGTCTTTATCGTCGCCCATTACCCAACGAAGGGCTCCCATGATGCCATTCCAATAACCGCATTCCCAATCGCTATAACCATTAGCTGGAATATCGTCATATGTTTTTAAAATACGTTTAACTGCAGTTTGTCTATCAGCTTCAATATCTGGATGTTCATCACAAGGTCTACTGCGCATTAACCAAACTTTATCAAATGCTTCTTCAAGATACTTATAGATTTCCTCTGGATCTCTAGGGTCAGTTTCAACTAAATCCGGCTCATCTTCAAAAAATTCTCTCATGTCATATGACTGAAGATAATCAGACACGCCCCACCATCCGTCATCCGACACGTTATCGGCATCATATAGTTCATTCACAGCGTTTTTGAAAGCTCTGTATGAATGTTTGCTTCGTAGTCTTCTGTGTATATGACGCTTTGGCTCATCGCTCCATGTATACCACAGATCTAAGCCATCAATATCACACTCAATAGATAAACCATCATGCTCAATCAAAATATCTTTCATACTATTCTCCTTTCATTCCAATTAATATTGTTCACCTGTAGCAAGATCAGTGTAAATCAGCCTCGGTTTGCGCTCTTTACCAAATACAATCTTAGTTGTAAGACTGTTAGTAGTATCATTAACAGTACCACCAGCTAAGTCTGCGAGAATTTGCCGAGCGGTAAAATCACCTCTAAGATGTTCAAAGACTTTTTCCGTACTTATTACATCCCAGTCGCAATAGGCAGCGACCTCTTCCCATTTTTCTTCAGGAACAGGTTGATCCCATGGAAGCCCAAGCTCCTTATGTCCGATATTTAACTCGATCTCCCATTTTTTAAGAGACATTTTCTTTGCTGCAAAGTCATAAACATCAGTATAAGAAAGATTATATGCTTCTCCAAAGAATGCCTTATTGCGATCGCCTTTTTCTGCATTTACGATGCTTTTAGACAGATTATACAATTGCTCATTACTATAACCAAGTAAACACGCATAAAGCATATGATTATCGTACCTTCTGCAGTTAAACCCGACCAACTTGAACTTCAGCAGAGCCTCAATATCCTTCGGTTTCGGATTGATCGTCCTAACTACAGGCTTTCCTTCTCCGGCAACTTTCCAGTTAACTAAAAACAAATTAGGAAAGACCTCACAGTCGAAGAAGACCAATTCGTCCTTCTCAGCATCGACAGCAGCAGAAGGCTCTTCCGACTTGAACTTCATCTTGTTAGTTAGTTTAATGCAATAGTCAGCCTGATTGGTACTACCAGCAGCAAAAGCAAATATCTCATTCTTCATATCGCTAACATCATACCCAATACCGCTCTCATAAGCGTCATCGAGTAACTTAGCAATATAATCTACGCTAGGTTTCGTTGCAGCGTGGTACTCCTTATTAAGATTTCTCTTAATCATGGTACGCAACATCTTTTCGTTTTTAATGCCATCCCAATTTACCAAACTCTTATCATCTCCTTTCAACGGCAGTCCAGAGCTAATCGTCGCAAACGGCAAATTATTGCACTTTGTCAACATTCGCCTAAGCGAGCTCTTACCGGTGAATACTTTGATTTCAATGTCGTCATCATACACACGACTCAGTTTAGTTACATCCCCACTATAAATATAATGAAGATGAATCCCCTCACCACTTTTACTTAATTCTGCGTATGTAGGCGGCCACTCCTTCGCCGCTTCAAGATTCTTCAGGAAACTTTTCTTACCTGTTTCATCTCGAATATCAAAGTCAATAACAATGTGATTGTCAGGAACCTTGACATAATGCAATTTAGAAGTGTCCAGTTTGGATAACGTAGTTTTTACGTCATCCCATTTGCGAGACGGAGTTTCCTTAGAAGTAGCTTTCTGTGCAAGACAATCAGCGCATTCCTTATCAAATATAGACTCCTGCGCTTCTAGTTTAAGCCAATCAGGAATAACCATTTCTTCAGGCTGCTCATCTTGTGTCGTTGCTTCACTAAGCTGCTCTTCCTCAGTCTCAAATTTCTCAGTGCGGAAGCCGTTATAATAACTTCGAGCTCTCTCACCAGTCTCAGTTGTAAACCGCTCATTAAACTCTCGGAAATAGTTCATGAGTTCGGTCCTGAAATGCATCTTGGAAAGAGAATACGGAACCTTTGCTTCGTCAACATAGGTCTTATACATCTCCCAAGCCGCTTTCAAAGTTGTTCCATCGTCTCTCTTAAAAATATGATACGAATCGATCATGAAGTTATAGAAGTCGTTGGACGCGCTCATCATCGATGTAGGAATATACTCATCATACCGGCCGGGATCAGACAAATATACTTCCTTACAATGATACGCAATCGGACCCAATTCAAATTTCACCTGCTTCATAAGCTTGCTATATTCACGAGCAGGGATCTTATTACCGGACGGTGTTACATCAATAAGTCGTCTGAGAATACCGGACTTACCATCAGTGATCTTAACCGGTTTATTCGTACCCATAAATAAGAAACAGACGAAACGGTTCTCATACTGAGCCTTATGCTTTTCGTTAACACTCATCCATTCGTGAGAAACCACACTGTTAAGTCGAGTATTATCCTCGATCTTAGACAAGTCACCATCGTGCTGGATAGCGACTAACGGATTCTTCTTAAATGGTTCAAGCGCAAACTGAGCATTAGCTGAACCGAGTGCTTTGGCATCGAATACCGCATGGTAACCATCAAACAGCTCCTGAATAATATTCAAGATAGTCGACTTACCTGTACCAGGTCCACCATACAAAACTACAAACTTCTGTATAGTCTTTGAGTCGCCTGTTACAATCGCTCCGATAGCCCACTCAAGTTTACGGCGCTCTTCGTCGGAATATAATGTAGAAATAATCTTCTCATAGGCAGGACACGGACCGGCTTCCAGAGGATAATTAAGCCTCTTGCTGGCATAATCTTTCTTGTTCGTTCCGTCATTAGCAAATATAAGTTTCTCATCGAGCATGTGATACGAGTCTCTCATCTGCTTTTGACAAAACTTATGCCATGCGTCAATCATTCCAGATTCAGCATCCTGTAGGGAACATATTATAACATTTCCGTCGATTTCGTTCTTATGTTCTTCCGCGTACTTAATAAGTTCACGGTCCACCAGCTGCACAACGTCATACTCATCAGTAGACCACAAGCTTCGATCTTCAACCCACACTGCGTAGAAGTCTCCGCCTCTAATCATGAGATCTTCTGTAGGTTTTACTTGAAACTTAGGATAGATCTCAGTGTATCCGGGTTTCTTAATGCGAGTCGTTACTGTGAAAAAATCGAGCATTACATTCTGTAGCCTCCTTTCTGATTAGCTCACCCCAGAGTATTTAAATACGCTAGGAGCTGGTGCCATATTTCTGCAGTTCGTGCGTCACGTTTCCATTTTCTTACTGTGAATAATCCACCTTTTCCGTCAGGACTATATTCACGATTTAAGAACTTCGCAATGGAATCATTCACGAACTCCTTGTCAAAATTATAATCGGTCATACCACTTAAACCTAAGCTGGATATCATTGTCCAGAACCATTGAGCAGTGCGATCTCCTCTGTCTGGATCGGACATAATATGTTCCTCACGAATCGCTAAAGCAACCATCATCTCTAAGATACTACAAGGTCCATCGAGATACTGCTCGAGATCTTCGCACTCATGCGATACACAATAGTGATATCTCAAAGAGATACCATCGTCTGCTCTATTTTCATCGTGCGGAACAAAATATACGAACTCGGTTCTGTGAAGTAGCTCGAAAAGCCGTCTATATGTGATAGCCTCAGCAAATCGTCCGTCGCATACGAGATCGTACATCCATTCAAAATATTCTTTTCTTATCTTTTCATCTTTTCTCATTGGCCATAATATGGATTGGGATTGATATGAGCAGCCTCAGTATATGTTCGAGGATCTTTTGTAACCTCATAATCTATTTCGAGTCGCTCATTTCGAACGTACACAATATCGTCCACATATTCCCCAAAGTGATCAAGGGCCTCTTCGCCAATAGTATCCTCAATATCCAGCTTTACACCCCAGCCATCAGCCAAGATGCCATCGGTAAAATAATCGAGGGGTTGTGCACTATAACCCGGAGGGCTACTAGAAAACTCTTCAGGTGAAATTACATACGGACCATTAATGAATGGAAGATCGTCATCATCATTCCCGCTTCCGTCTCCTTCTTCATCGTTTTCTTCATTATCGTTAGTGCGATATTTACTGGTGAGCTTGTGATACTCGACTACTTGTGCACGCTCCATTTCAGTAAAATCGCGGTCATCGTCGTCAGGATACTCATCCTCAGAATCCTCAGCGATATCTTCTACTTCAGCCTCGTCGGAAGTATGAGCGTTCGTAGCTCTACGGCATGCTTCTATTTCCATGCGCATCAGCTTTGTCAAACGCCCATACTCTTCCTTGACAGACTTGATCTCTTCTCGAGAAATCTGCTCGTATTTAGTCTTGACGACTTTCCATGTTGCAACGGAGCCAATAGCAGCCCCGGCAACAAATATAAATGCTTTAACCAGCGTATTGCGGTTCATTACTTCCCTCCTTAACTTTTATCGACAGTGCTGTTATTGCAAGTCCTCCTAAAAATATAGAGGCGCTGAGCAGCACACCACTGACAATATGCTTCCTACTTCTTGTGTTTACTAAATGTTCAAGCGTCGATATCAGTCTTTTTGCATACTCCATTACCGGCAGCGCTCCCTTCAATAGATAAAACCGCTATCCCCGATACGAAGCATACTCCAGACAGAGCAGCCAATACATAAGATACAATTTTAGATTTGCTTTTCATGTTTTTCATCCTTCCGCGGATCTTTAACATTTCGTAAGAAATATAAATGATCGCCAATTTTTGTACCACTAAGCATGCCGCAAATATACCACGCTTTAATAGTTGCTACGCCAACATCAAATTTAACAGCAGCCTCTTCTTCGTTCATGAGCCATACGAATACGCCGTCTTTTATGACGACCTCGTTTTCAAGATTATTCTCCAAAATATAAAGAATCAGCTCTCTACCAGTCATTAGCGTCTCTCCTTTACTAGTTTTCCCTTGATGCTTACACTGGGAATAACCAAGGGAAGTCATATAGATCTTGTAATGTACCTGTGAGCCCGATATTATTCAGACTCGGAACACTTCAAATATAATCAAGAACATTCCCAACACAGTTGAAGTCAAGAATAATACTTCTCTCAAAGCCATTGATGAAGTCGCATTTCTTCTCGCTATTAAGATCAAAGATACCGAAATCTACGAAGTTATCACCGACCGAGCTGTCTTCCGTGTAGACCCAACCCGCTATCTGACCGTACGCGGTTTTCTGTACACCAAGCATTTCATAAACCTCA